ACCAGCTGGAAGAACAGCCGCGATGAGTGATGTGGATCAACAGATTGCTAAAGATAAATTGAATCCACAAAACAATCCGGCGGCAGCAAGTTTAAGCAATATTCCTGGATCAAAGGCCGCTACTACACCAGTAGCTGGTGATAAAGAAGGTGCGGAAATGGATTCAAAAGGCGAAATTAGATATCCTGGTAAAGGCCCATATTATAAACCAGAATACGACAATGCTCATAATGGCAATCCGTTATACAAACAAGAACCACCGACAGTAAAAGAATCCGATGACGAGCTAGCTCGTTGGTTAAGAATAGCAAATATCAAGTAATAAAAATGGCAGATTAATTTCTGCCATTTCCACCTCTAAAGGTTGCATTTACAGGATAAGTAACGTATAATAGGCATATACAATAGGAGATAGCATGTCAGGTCGTTCATACGGTGCAGAAGAAAAGGCAAAACTCGAGCGTTTGATTTCGGAAGGTTCAACAGTGCTACGTGAAGTTGAAGACCTACAAGAAGGCTTGAAAGAAACTGTCAAGGCAGTTGCAGAAGAATTACAAATCAAACCCAGCGTTATTAATCGAGCTATCAAGATTGCACACAAAGGCGATTGGGCCAGTTACAATGAAGATTGGGAAGAGATTGAAGCAATTTTAGATATCACAAAACGTATCTAATAAATATTGCAGTAGAAGGTTAGCTGGCCATAAACAGCACATAGGTATTTGCAAGCCCTAAATTGCATGGAGAAAGTATTTTATGTCTTATGTAGACGCATGGTTTGACCGCGAGAATGATATCATTCGGGTTGTTGAACGAAACAAAAAAGGTGAGCGTGAGTTCCGTGACATTCCTGTCAAGCACACGTTCTATGTCAAAGACCCTCGCGGCAAATTTGAATCTATCTATGGCGATCCGTTAACCAAGATCGTTTGTAAAAATACCAAAGAGCTCAGAAAAGAACAGGCCATTAACAGTGGCAAAGAAGTATTTGAGTCAGATATTAATCCAATCTTTGTTACCCTAAGTGAACACTACTTAAATCAAGATGCCCCTAACTTAAATGTAGCGTTTTTCGATATTGAGGTAGACTTTGATCCAGAGCGTGGCTATGCAAGTCCAGACGATGCATTTATGCCTATCACTGCCATCGCTGTTTATCTACAATGGTTAGAGACCATGGTGTGTTTGGCAATTCCACCTAAAGGTCTTAAGATGGAAGATGCTAAAGAAATGGTCAAAGATTTTCCTAACACATACTTGTTTGAAAAAGAAGCAGATTTGTTGGACATGTTTTTGGATCTGATTAAAGATGCAGACGTTATCAGCGGATGGAACAGTGAAGGCTTCGACGTTCCTTATACCACAAACAGAGTTACTAAAGCATTAAGCAAAGAAGACACCCGCCGTTTTTGTTTGTTTGATCAATTTCCTAAACGCAGAGAATATGAAAAGTTTGGTCGTGATAGTGTAACCTATGACTACATTGGTCGTGTACACTTGGACTATCTTGAACTGTACCGCAAGTACACATATGAAGAACGTCACAGTTACAGACTTGATGCCATTGCTGAATATGAATTGGGAAAACGTAAAACACAATACGAAGGCACACTAGATCAGTTGTACAATAATGACTTTAAGACATTTGTTGAATACAACATCAATGACTGTAAACTACTGGACGACCTAGACAAGAAACTAAAGTTCATGTCTCTTGCCAATACCTTGGCACATGAAAATACTGTGTTGCTCCAGACCACAATGGGTACGGTAGCTGTGACTGAACAGGCCATTATTAACGAATGTCATCGCAGAGGCATGCAAGTGCCTAATCGTACCAAGATGAGCGAGCGTGAAGACAATGAAGGTGCGGCTGGTGCGTATGTTGCATATCCCAAAGAAGGTATTCAAGACTGGGTTGGTTCTTTGGATATTAACAGTCTTTATCCGTCAGCTATTCGTGCGTTAAACATGGGTCCGGAAACTATTATTGGTCAATTGCGTCAGACCAAAACAGAAGAATTTATTGAACTGCAAATTGCCAAGGGGAAATCATTTGCGGCGGCTTGGGAAGGCAAATTTGGTGCTGACGAATACGAATCAGTGATGGCTCAAGAGATTGGCACTGACATTACCATTGACTGGGAAAATGGAGATGTTGACGTAGTCAGTGCCGCCGAAGTATACAGACTTATATTTGAAAGCAATCAGCCCTGGATGTTGTCCAGCAACGGCACAATTTTCACGTATGAAAAAGAAGGTATTATCCCCGGCTTGTTAAAACGCTGGTATGCAGAACGCAAAGAAATGCAGACCAAACTAAAAGAATCTATCAACGCTGGAAACAAAGTAGAAGAAGAATACTGGGACAAGCGACAGTTGGTTAAAAAGATTAACCTCAATAGTTTGTATGGTGCAATTCTTAACAGTGGTTGTAGGTTCTTTGACAAGCGAATTGGTCAGTCGACAACACTGGTTGGCAGACAAATTGCCAAACACATGGCGTCTAAAGTAAATGAAATTATCACCGGCGACTATGACCATGTGGGCAAAGCAGTTATTTACGGTGACACGGACTCATGTTATTTCAGTGCGTACAAAACACTAAAGAAAGATATCGATAGTGGCGCAATTCCGTGGAGTCGGGAAAATGTAATCCAACTGTATGATCAAATTGCAGATGAAGTTAACAACACGTTTCCACAGTTTATGTTGGACACATTTCATGTGCCTAAATCACGTGGCGAAGTTATCAAAGCTGGCCGAGAAATTGTTGGATCAAAGAGTCTGTTCATTACCAAGAAACGTTATGCGGTGCTGTATTATGATAAAGAAGGCAAACGTGCAGACGTAGATGGCAAACCAGGCAAGATTAAAGCCATGGGGCTGGATCTCAAACGCAGTGATACACCAGAATTTATTCAAGACTTTTTGAGCGAAGTTTTAGAAATGGTGCTTACTGGCAAGGAAGAACAGGCTGTGTTAGACAGCATTAGTGAATTTAGAAGTAAATTCAAGGCTCGCCCAGGTTGGGAAAAAGGAAGTCCAAAACGTGCAAATAAAGTTACAGAATACGAAGCAAAAGAGAAGAAGGCTGGCAAGGCCAATATGCCTGGTCATGTGAGAGCAAGCATCAATTGGAATACGCTCAAAAGAATGTACAACGACAAATACTCAATGAACATTACTGACGGTCAGAAAGTTATTGTTTGTAAACTAAAACCTAACCCTTTGGCATTTACCAGTGTGGCGTATCCAGTGGACGAGCTGAGACTTCCGCAGTGGTTCAAAGATCTGCCGTTTGATCATGCAGAAATGGAGGCTACCATTATTGATAAGAAATTAGACAATTTGATCGGTGTACTTAAATGGGATGTACGTAGTACCGAAGAAAAAAATACATTTAACAGTTTATTTGAGTTTTAATATGAAAATTATAATTGCAGGATATGGCTTTGTAGGCAAAGCAGTGGCAAGGACCCTAGAAAAACAGCACGAGTTAGTTATTGTTGATCCAAAATATGGTAAAGAATCAATTGCTGATTATTCAGATGCAGACGGCATTATTATTTGTGTGGGTACTCCGCAAACAGACAAGCAAGCATGTGATGACAGTCAGGTGTATGCGGTGTTAAAATCGGTTCCAGTATTCATGCCAGTGCTGGTAAAATCCACAATAGTACCAGACCAATTGTTTGCAATACAATCAGCATACCCAGATCACAGCATTTGTTATAATCCAGAATTTCTACGTGCTGTTAGTTCAGTGGAAGATTTTGCCAATCAAAAGTATATGGTACTGGGCGGTGAAGACCCAGAAAGTTTTTGGCAGGAATTATTTACGTCAGTATTACCTGAATGTAAATTGTATTTTTACTGTAGTGTGACCGAAGCATCATTGGTCAAATACAGCATCAACAGTTTCTTGGCCACCAAAGTGGCATTTTTTAATCAGCTGTATGACTTATGCAATGCTAGCGGTGCTGATTATAACTTGGTAAGACAAATTATCGCTCACGATACTCGTATTGGTAATAGTCATACTATAGTTGGCTTGGACGGAGAAAGAGGATTTGGAGGTGCTTGTTTCCCTAAAGATACTAATGCTTTAATCGAATATTCAAAAAAGGCACAACAGCCTTTGACTATACTCGATGCGGCTATAGAATATAACAAAACGATAAGAAAACATTTGACATAGTCACAAAAACCTATATAATAACACAACATGGAGAATCATATGAAAGACTTTTTACAAGACCTAGTAGCACACACGCACAGCCTAGGATTTTTGCCCTTAATTAAAATTAGTGCAACTGACAAAGAAACAGTTATCGAATCAATGGCTGAAGATCGTAGCGTTATCCTCAACGCAAAGACCAAAGAAGCTATTGACGATTTAGAAGGTGTTTTTGGCATGCCTAACCTAAATAAACTAGACATTCACTTAAAATGTCCAGAATACAAGGAAAACTTTACTATCAAAGTGGTCAAGCAAGAACGCAATGGAGAAACAATTCCAACAGGATTGCATTTCCAAAATGGTGCCGGCGACTTTGAAAACGATTATCGTTTTATGAACACAGAAGTTATCAACGACAAACTTAAAACTGTCAAGTTCAAAGGCGCAAGTTGGAATATTGAATTTGCTCCAACCATGGCTAGTATCCAAAAGCTAAAGTTTCAAGCCAGTGCTCATACAGAGGAACAAACATTCCAAGTGAGAACAGACAACAATAACCTAGTGTTTAGTTTTGGCGATGCCAGCACCCATGCAGGATCGTTTACATTCCATGCTGGTGTTGATGGAAAATTAAAACAAGCATGGTCTTGGCCTGTTGTACAAGTTATGAGTATTCTCAACTTGACTGGTGACAAAACAATGCGTATTAGCGATATGGGCGCACTACAAAT